GAAAAAGAAATGAATGCTAAATCTAAAGAAGAACTTTTAGAAGATTTATAATGTCATGTGACCCTGATAAAGCAATTTATATTGTGCCAATAGCAGGTGCGATACGGATATATATAGATACAGAACTGCATGAAGTTAAAATGACAAGAGATGATATGGCAGATTTAGCTACTGAAATCCTTGCAAGAAGAATTGAAATGATTAAGTCGTAACATTTTTCATACGTTGAACTAATCTATCTGCACGATTAGGTACTTGTCTGTACCATTTACTATCCATCATTTCATTAGATGCTTCCTGCCATTCACGATTATCTACTGCTCTTTTCATTTTATGAAAGCGAGAGAGTCTTGGTCTGCCCATGTTAAACATCATGTTAGCAATGATGTGTTGTGCTTGAACTGGCAGCACATCAAAGTCATAGTAAAGTTTTCTACATTCATCTATTGTTACTTGAATATCCTGAGCAAACAATTCATTAACTCTTTCTTCATCTATTTCTGTACCAACTTCAAGTCCATGTTCAGGGTCATTTTCTTTAATCAAATGCCCTATACCACAAGTAGGCAATCCAAGATGGTCTAAGTAAACTTCATGCTTAACACCTTCATCAATTTTAATTTCTTCTTGTAATTTATTTAAATCCATTTGGTCTCCCTCTCTTTCCCATAAGTAAAACACAATGTTTCATATAAAAATAATTACCTATTTTATTAAAAAATTTTGACAAACTTAAATAAAAACTAATCATTTTGTCATACCCTTATACTTTTCAAAGGTACGAAGTCCACCAAGACCAAGCATACCCATGAGTACAGTCATTAAACTGTTCATATCAAAGGTAGGTAGTTCAGGAATCTGCACACTAAGATAAGCACATATAAATATAGTTATAGGTGCAAGGACAAAGTGCCAACACAATGCTATGCCACAAGTCCAACCAATAAAAGGTCGCCACCCTGCAACAAAGATTGACTTGTGCTGTGCTTCAGCTTTGTTAATTTCAATTTGACCTTTAGCTAATTCTTGTGCGTGTTTCTCTGCCATAGTAGCAAGGTCATGTGCCAATTTATTCTTGACATCTTTGTCCTCAATAAACTTACCAACAAGTTTACTTACTGGTCCTATTAAAGCTGTTAACATTGTTATCTCCTTTATTTATCTTAATACTTCATTTAATCCAAATACTTCAAGCAACATAAAAGTAAAGAATAATAATAAAACACCACCTGCTATAAGCTTACCAGAAAAGTTTGTTGAACCTATGCGTATCGCTACAAATTCATTGCCAAGTATTCGTAGTATAAGTTCAAAACTATTCTCTCCTATCTTTAAATCAATAGGTTTTTTCTTATCATCTGTCATCAATACAACCTCATAGATTCATTTACAGTAACTAATTTACAGAAACAATCATAGTTTTTTTCATCTTCACCAATTTTAATAGATTGATTATCAAGAAAATTTTTAAAGTAATCGCAATTATTTACATTAGAAAAATGAGTTTGTCCTGCAGGATTACCTGCTAGATAACACATAAGTAAAAATGCAGGTTTCATCTCACAAGTAAACCTATCAATAAAAGAATAGCTGTACCTGAAGTGCCAATCATAATATGTTCTATTCTTTTAATACGAAGTATTGTTTCTTTCCATCTCTCTGCACACACAGCTTCATGTGTATCAACTTGTGCCTTCACTTCTTGTGCAGTTAATCGTGGCATATACTCTAGTAACCTTCCTATCATTCTTTAGGGAAATCATATATAGGTGGATTGCTTCCATCACTAGGTGTATCAAACAATGCTTTGAATGCAGCAAGGTTTGCACAATTATTAATCTTTGTTTCTATTGTGTTACAAGCAGTTCGCACTTTATCTCTAAAGGTAGTAGTTGCTGATGCAATAGCAGTTCCCTTTTCAGATTTGCGAGTAACTTCCCAATCTGTTTTAGCTAACATATTGTTAGCAGTTTGTTTTGTTTGCCTAACCCAAATTGTTTTAAGTCCTTCATTAATAACCTGATTGCCATCAACATCTTTTATTTTATTACCATCTGAATCTGTAGCATCTTCATCAGCTAACTTTCTTTCAACATCTTTACTTGAGTAAAATCTATTATCAAAACTTATATCAGGGTCATCTGTCCATGTTACATCCCAGTCTTTTTTATTTTGGTCAGTCCAAGCTGTTGCCCAGTTATAAGGATGTTTAAAACCATTCTTATCTTTCCATTTGCTACCAACTTTAATTACATTTCCGTCATGTTTCCAAACCATTATCTTCTCCTATCTTGCATTTGAATATTTAAAAGGCATTTCTGCAAAAGCCATATAAACAAAAGTTGCACTTCCATTTACACTTGCACCAGTTGTTCTTAGTTTTACCCCATTAGAAAGTAAATCTACATACTCACCACCTGCACCACCTTCTGCATTACTTAAATTCCAATATATATAATTTCCAGTTGGATTATATCCTGGTCTTGCATTATCTAATACAATCCAGTTTTCTACTCCAGTAGATTTTGCCATAAAAAGTGCAGGTTTAAATCCTAAGTGAATATATGGACCATTAGCATTACCATTGCCTACAAATTTACCAAACGAACTATATCCTTTAACTGAATGCCAACAATACATAACCATACTATCACCACTTTCATTTGTAGTTTGGTCAGTTCCCACACCTACAACTGTTGATGTCGGTGCAACATCATTAAATGAACCTGAGTTTGTGCTAAATGCACCAGTTGTATTTAATGTATATTGCCCAGTGTAACCACTTCTAGTATGACCAACAACCCAACTTCTACCATCTGTTCTATTTTTTATAAAAAGAACTTCAGGTGTTGAACTTAACCCATGTGCCAATGTTCCTGCCGAGCCAGTACCAGTATAAGTAATTATTGAAAAACCTGCTGTAGTATTTGCTTGATATTGAGAATCTATTGTGCCTACACTAGTTGCACTTGCATCATTTGTTGTAAGTGTACCACCATTTGCTTTCCACGACCAAACAATATAGTTATCTGAAGTGTAATTAAGTAGATTCCCTGATGAGCCATCGGTTTGTGTAGTAAAACCATCTGAATCAAAAGAACTCATTAAATCAGAACTTGTATTCTCTGCATTGGCATTATTAGTTTGTAGATATTTGTTTACTCCTCTACTAGAATCATAAAGTGTGTTAGAAAAAGCAGTTGTTCTATCTTTAAACCATAAAAAATCAGGTTGAAACCCCATTCCAGTTCTTGCTTTGTTGTCTGTGTTATCGGCTGTATAAGTGTATGGAATAAAATGGTCATTAGGTTGTGTATCAGCATTCGGACTTATCGTTGGCTCTGGTAAATTAGAAGTACAAAGAGCAAGATACCCACTTGGTACAGAATAAAAGAAATTACCTACACCCTTTCCATCTGTATTTCCCTGAGCAGTTTTCTCTGCATTAAAAGTACCATCTTGTCCAAAGTTATAAATTTGGTCTCCATTATTATAAACTAAAGAATACGCAGAATAAGTGCCTGAACCAGTAGTAGTTAATGAACCTTGAAGTGCAGTTCCACTATTTTGTATTACACCATTTTTATAAAAATAAACATTACCATTATCCATGTCTAATGCAACACCTATTAAGTCATCATCTGTCCAACTGTTTCCGTAAGTATGATTCCCATTTGCACTTCTTTCAGTACCTGCTGCTTGATAAGCATACACTCCTGAACTTGAACTATATCCTGCTGAACTGTCATTTTCCATTCCATACTCAACATCTATAATACCCACACTATTTACAGTATTTCCTTGTGCTTTAATAAATACTTCCCAATACCACTTACCACTACTTACTGCTATTGTGCTTGTAGTAGCTGGATTTGTACTTGTTTGTGATGAAGCAAATTTTAAATTACCTTCACTATATGTTTCTGTTTGTCTATTTGTTCTTAAAGGATTTAATGTAGCAAAGTTATTCTCTGGAGAGTCTGGCATATTACTGTCATGTGCATTTACATTAGCATCAAGAAAATGATTATTATTTCCACTTGTATCTGCACCAATAGTAGATGCACTTGCTGTACTTGAACCATCTCCAGTTTGTTTAAATTCTAATCTCGCACCATTATTTCCGTATGAACCACCACTAAATTTTTTGGCAATCCAAGCACCTTCTTTTGTTTCTGCAAAGCTAGTTGGTGTTAATTGCTGACCATCAATTATATGTACATCAGACATATAACCACCAAAATAATTTGTAAATCTACCTAAATTCCAATAAAGAGTATTAGCATTCATAAGAGAATCAAAAGTATCAGTAGTGGTTGTAGTATTTGTTCCTAGTGTTAGTCTAGTACCATTTGCATACATAATAACTTTATCATTATCTGTTGTATTGCTTAAATCTACTGCACAGACAAAATGAAAAAAGTTTGTAGTATCTCTAAATTTAGCATTTGTAATCATGCTAATTTGTTGAGCACCACTTGTATATAATCTGTATCTAATAGTGTCATTAGATTCAAACCTTACATATTCTGCTGTTGAACTTGAACCTAATATTCCTTGTTCAGCACCAAGTGTTGTTCTTTTTAACCAAACTGATAATGTCCATTTTTGTGCATCTGTTGCTGTACTGTTTTGTCGTAATCCATAACTACTACTTGCTTTATCAAACCTTAATGATTGAGTAGCTACACCATTATAGAAACCACTTGAAGGATTTGCTAACCATGCTTCTGAACTAAACATCTAACTATCCAAAGTTAAGTTGTGCTGCACCAAGTAGAATACTGTTATCAGCTTTTACAATATAGGGAACTACATCATAGTCATTGTTGGCTGAAGATAATGTAAGACCTGCTGCTTCAGCAGTTTCATAATCACCATGTAAACTCACTGTTCCTGCACTACTACTGCTTGGTTGAATAAATATTATAAATCCAGTCTGTCCAATTTGTGATGCTTCTGTTGTAGCTGCTGCTAAAGTATTAGACCCACTAGCTAATGTAATAATAAAGTTTTGATATGTGTCATAGTCAAGTACACCACTTGTAGATGATAAAGCAGCAGTATATGTTGAAGGTAATTGTGCTTTAGTAAAAGTATTTTGTTCATCTGTTTTAACAACAGCAGCTTCTAAACTTACAGCACCACTTGATACTGAAAAATCAGCAGATGCAAAAGAAGCTATACCTTTGTTACTTGTTGTAGCATCTTCACCTGCAATCGTTAATGTATCTGTAGCTGATACAGTAGCATCAATACCTTCGCCACTTGTAACAGTTAAAGTATTTCCATCTGTAATAGATTGAGAAGTTGACCCATCACTTAAAGTAAAAGATGTCATACTACCTGAGCCATCTGCACCTGATTGAGCAAATGTAACAGTTACACCCATGCCATCAGAAAAAGTACCAGTAGATAACACATGAGTAACAGCTACTTTATTATAACCACTTGCATCTGTAACTGCACCTGACACTTTAAATATAGCATAGACGTTTGAAGCACCTTCTTTAGTAATATGTATAAAACCTCTTGAGGTTGCGTTTACTGCATCATCCCAAGACTGAACATAAGTTGCAATATTAACAGCATTGTCGTCTACATCATCTACATATAAAACAGATATTGAAGCTATTGTTCCATGATTTCCATAAATCTTACCTGCTCCACTATCTGCATCACTTGTATCTGTGTCCCATGTCATAGGAATACCAATTCCTGCAGGACCAGTAGCACCAGTTGCACCAGTAGCACCAGTCGGAATACCAAAAGTAAAAGCAGCATTGTTATTAGTGACAGCAACAGATGCAGTAGATGAGCCACCTACTGTAACAGTATTTGTAGC